GCGACACCGCTGGCTCCTTCCTGGACTACTTGTGGGTGCGGGCGACGTTCATGGCGGCGTGGACGCTGGTGGGGATGAGCAGGAGCTTCACGCCGTGCCCTTCGTCGCCCTCGGGGACGGTCTTCTGTTTGTCAGCGAGGACCTGGCAGCCGACGCACCGGTGGGTGATGGCGGTGTAGGCGTCCTCGTCGCCGCCGGCTTCCTCGTCCCATTCGTCGCTGCGGGTCCCGCAGTTGGGGCAGACGGTCCGCGTGTACTCGAGGTAGGCGCGCGCTTTGCGGCGGTCCAGGTCGGACCAGGTGCCGTCTCCGTGGCCGCGGTAGTAGCTGTGCGGGATCCGGTAGTCCCGGCACAGCTCCATCTCGGCTCGGAAGTCGGCATCCTCGATCAGTCTTTTCCCAGGTCGGTGCGCCGCCTCTGCTGCACTCCCCAGGCCGCGTTCCACAGGTCGCGGGAGTCGGTGAGGGCCCAGGTCCTCACCGCGTTCTGCGCGTACTCCAGGGGCATGCCGTCGGTGGATGCGGTGGCGATGAGGGTGGGGGCGAAGGTGTCGAAGTTGAACTCGTCGCCCTTCGCCTCGTCTTCCTCGGTCGGCGGGTGCGCCGCGATGAGGTCCTTGAGCTGGTCACGTTCCAGTGCCTTGAACGTGAGGGTGACCGTGTTCTCCTCGTAGTCGCCCTGCGCGGCCAGGAACGCGGCGCGGGCGTCCTTGGTCTGCTGGACGACCTGCGCGCGGGCCTCCTTGTCGAGGTCCTTGGGCAGGGTCCTCAGGTACTCCTCGGCGTTGGCGAGGGCCACCTTGGTGATCTGGTAGCGGTCGCGGATGTCGGCGTCCGCGCACAGCTTGAGGACCTGTGTCGGCTTGGGCATGACGTCCAGCTTTTTCTGGATGGCATCCCAGGCGGTGGGGGTTTCGCTTGTCATGTCGGGTCTCCGTGGGAAGGCCCGGCCGGGCGCACGCGGCGCCCTTCCCAGATACACCGGGGCCCGGCCGGGGGCTGAGGGGATGACTGGCCGGGAGGGGTCAGCCGCCGGGTGTCGTCGTGGTGACGGCGACCGCGGGGCTTGTTCCACCGGTCAGGGAGGCTGTGGCGGTCATCTGCGCGACGTTCGTGCCGTCGTAGATGCCGCCACCGAACGTCACGGTGATGGGCGTGCCCGGGTGGGGTCCGCCGGCGCACGTGATGTCTCCGGGTGCGATGTTGGAGAGCGCTTCGAGGGCGGCCTGCACGGCACCTGAGGTGGCGTTGTAGACGATCGACGCGGTCGTCTGGCCGGAGAAGGTCAAGGTGTACGTGCCGCCGGTCGGGGTGCCCGTGATGGTGATCGTCTGGACTTCGTCCGGTCCCGGGGAGGGCACGGTCTGGTTGAGGGCCGGCCGGTCCGTGATGACGAATTGCACGTTGATCGGGGCGGCTTCGTTGTCCGTCGAGTAGCCCTTGCTGTTCGACGCCACCTTGATCGGGAAGACGTCCATGCCCTTGGACAGGGGGGTCTTGCCCTTGGAGAAGATGATGATGAAGCCTTCGGTGCCCTTGGCGAGGTCGGTCTCGATGTCGTCGAGTTCGTCGTCCTCGTAGAAGCCAAGGGAGCTGTCGGAGGCCTGGTCGTCTCCTTCGATCTTCGAGACGAACGTGCTCTGCATGTCCGGGGTCTCGATGGGCTGGTTCTCGATGCCCCAGCCGTCGATGGTGCGGATCTGGTTGGTGTAGTCGGTTCCTGCCGTGATCTCGGCCGCGGTCGGCAGGTATGCCGCCGAAGCGATCGACGGCACGAACACGATCTTCGTTGTGCCCTTGCGGTTGAACCTTGCCATGGTGGCCCCTCGCGGATAGGGGCCAATAGGGACCCCTGCTACACGTGTTGGTGTGTGGCGGCCACCTGTGGTGGTGGCGTCCGCGTGGGGTCCCGCCGCGGTGCGGTCGTGCGATCCCGCCTGTCAGGCGGTCGCTTCCAGGTAGAAACGGAAACGGATCACTGCTGTGATGATTGCATCGTTCGGGTCGGACGTTCCCCCCGCTTCCTTGGCCGTCCTGCGATAGCAGGTGACGCCGGGGATCGTCAGCGGGTGCGCGTAGCCCTTGGCGTCGCCCGGGGGCCGTTCGATGACCTTCCGACCGCGGTCGGCGAGCCACTGCGCCTGAACGGTGGTGCCCCTGCTGTCGGGTTTGCCGGGGGTGGGGCCGGATACGAACGTCGCCTGATAGTCGGATACTGCGGCACTGTGCCGGTCTGCGAGCGTGCCGTCATCGGAGTCGTGGTCCAGCGGGTAGAGCAGCGTGTACGGCGGCGGGTAGGGCTCGTTGTGCGCGTCAAGGGGCACGGTCTCGAGGCCGACGGGCTTTCCGGTGAGCGCGGCGAGGAGTGCCTGCACGGCGTCGGTCACGGGCTGACGGTCGATCATCACGCGTCTCCGAAGATGCGGTCGCAGGCAGCTTTGAATGCGTCGACGTAGCCGTCTTCGAGTTCGTTCACGGACGGCCCGACGTGCGGGAAAGGCCGCTGGAAGTAGTGCCGGCCGATGCTGTCGGTCATGTCGTAGAAGCCGTTCTCGAGTCGGCGGCCCTGCGGTTTGCGGGTGCCGACTTCTGCGCCGCCACCGTCCGGAACTCCGAACGGCTCTCGCTTCCATGACGTGCGGTACTGGTCGGTGATGACGTTCGGGCCGGGCCGTCCGGAGGCCCGTTCCATGATGAGCGCGCGCAGCAGCCGCGCCTGCTGCTGCACAGTCCGGTTCACTTCCGGTCCCACCCGGTCGGCAGCCTGCTCCAGGCGGGCGGCGAGGTCTCCGAGTTCCATCAGCCTGCCGCCTCGCGGGTCTGCTGGATCTGGTCCAGGCCGGTCACCCGCAGCACGGCGATCGTGGACGCGTTCGACGGATCCTGGACGCGCCACTGCCGGCCCAACAGCGCCAGGTCACCGCCCGGCTGGTGGACGCGGACGACGGAGACGAGCATGTCCTTCTCCGCCGTCGGCGCCGTCAGGGGCGTGAACAGCAGGTACTTGGAGTTGGTCTCCCCCACCCACGGCAGGTTCGAGTTCGGGATGGCGGAGATCCCTCCGGGCGTGCCAACGACCTGTACCGCGCCGGGTCCCTCGTAGAGAGGGTCGGCGTCGGGCCAGTCGTACTCCCCCGTCGTCTGGTTGAAGATGGGGGCACCGGTGCCGGCGCGGGAGATACGGACGGTGTCCTGGAGGAGGAGCCCTTCCGCGATCGAGGTGATGCCGCTCAGGTCGAGTCCGGGCATGTCAGCCGCCCTTTCCTTGCGCCCACTCGGTGAGGGTCTGCAGCATCGCCCGGGCGGTCGCGCCAGGGCCGCCGCCGTAGTCGGACCGGTTCAGGGCTGTCTGGTCGAGGAGGACCGGGTCGACCTCGGCGAGGAACGAGGCGACGAGCTCCCCGGGAGAGGTGGAGACGCCGACGGCGACGCGGGCGAAGCCTTCGAAGACGGTGTTATCGGGTTGCCGGGTGTGGAGGATCAGGCGGGGCACGGAGTCGCCCACGGCGTGCTCGAGGACGTACCCGGTGAGCTGTCCGGCGGGGATGGGGGTGCCGTCGATGCTGACGGTCGCGTCGATGGGGCCGGCCTGAATGTGGACGCCGTGCCCCTGCGGCTCGGCGGGTTGCTCGGTCATTCGTCGCCTCCCTTCTTCTCGATCTCGGCCCGGTTCAGGATCTGCTGCGCGGAGGTGACCAGGCCGTTCTGGTCGATCCACGACAGGCCTTCGCTGGTGGCGATGTACAAAGACACCTCGCCGTTCGTGTCGATGACTTTCGCGATGACGAGAGCAGAGGCGATGAGGTCACCGTCGGCCAGGTCGATCTGGGTGCCGAGGCCGTCGAGGATGGGGCCGATGGGCTGGTCACTCATGCTGGCACCCACGATCCGTCGCGGACCCACCCGTGGAGTCTGCAGCATTCCCAGAGCAGGGACGGCTCGAGGTGGAGGGGTTCCTTGGTGACGAGGGTGTGGTCGCTTGTGCCGGCGGCTACCCAGCGGCCGCTGACCGTGTGCTCTTCAGGAACGTCGGCGAGGGCGGCGCACCAGTGCCAGAAGAGCGGGTTGGCCTCGTGGGTCCATCCGAAGTAGATGTCGTCGGTGAGCTTGGTGAGGCCGGTCATTTCCATGCCGGGCCAGTCCGTGGGCGGGACGTCCTTGCTGTGGCTCACAGTGCGGCTCCGGAGGCGATGTTGGTGCGGCCGGTGAGGTCGAGGCGGGGCAAAAATTCCCTGACACAGTGGGGGTGAGATGTGGGGTGGGCGAGGGCGTCCTGCACGGTCCGCAGGGTGCGGTCGGCCTTGTCCTCGGAGTCGTGGGACTCCCATCCGCACTGCGCGCCGTCCCGGACCTCCACGTACTGCACGCCGAGATCGTCGAGTGCGGTGCGGCAGGCGGCCGTGTTCGCGGTGGTCACCGTCTGCCAGGTCACCGCGGTGAGCGCCCACGCGTCGACGGGGTGTCGGGCCTGGTTGGCGTAGACGACCGTGTCCAGCGGGTGCTCGCGGCGGAGTTGGGAGATGCTGACGCGGCTGCCGACGTTGCGGGCGACGTCCTGGACCGCGCGGAGAAAGACGCGGGCGCGGCGCAGGGTCTCCTGGATGCGGGCCATGACGTCGGTGTAGTACTGGGCGCTGAGACCGGTGATCGCGGCGCGGTGCTGGTCGGTCCAGGCGAAGACGGTGTCGGGCCGGTCGGCGTTGTCGAGCATGGTGAGGGCGCCCTCGCGGTAGATGAGGGGCAGGTCGGTGGCGGCCCAGCTTTCCGCGTAGGCGACAGCGGCCCGGTAGAAGTCGGCGAGGCTGCCGTTGAAGTCGGTGATCGCGGCGCGGAGGCGGCGGCTGATGCCGTTGCGGGAGGGGGCGATCGTCACCAGGGCGTTGAGGAGGCGGGTCTGTGCGGTGGTGAGGATTCGCCAGGCGGAGCGCAGGCGGTCGACGCCGTTGGTGATGTAGGCGAGGAGGCGGGAGCGCAGGGTGCGGCCGCGGCGCACGGTGGTGCTCATCGGCGGGGCCGTTCTCGGAGGTAGAACACGCCGAGCCGGGTGTCCTCGTCGTCGCCGGTGCCGGGCGGGTCGTCGGGTGCGGCAGGGTCCCCGGTCTCGAGTCGGGCGATCTGCCGTTCGAGGGCCTTGATGTTCTCGGAGAAGCCGACGCCGATCGCGTTGGGCACGTTGACCGTGGAGGGCTGCTGGATCAGGGCGGCGAGGCGTCCGCGGAGGACTTCGAGGGCGACGGCGCGTGCGGTGCCGAGGCGGGTGTAGCGGGTCTCGAGGTCGGGGAGCGGTGTGGCTTCGCCGAGTTGGGCGAGCAGCCAGGCGCGTGCGTTGGCGTCCATGCCGGCTACCTCCAGGCGGTGTGGGTGGGAAGGGATGTGCGGGTGCGGGCCCGCCGGTGGCGCCCCCACCAGGGGCGGGCCCGCACTCCGCTAGTCGCCGCTGGTGCCCTCTCCAGCGGCGGTCCGGCCCCGAGCCGGCGCGGCAGCCGCCTTCTTGGTGGCCGTCTTCTTGGCCGCGGGTGCGGCCTGCTTGGTGTCAGCGCCGTCGGATTCGGCCGAGTCGACGCCAGAGGCGTCGTCCTGGTCGTCGCCGGTAGGGCTGTGGTCGCCGGTCTCCGTCTTCGCCTTGGTCTGGCGCGGGAGCTTTCCGTCGACCCAGGCGGCCGGGTTCGTCACCAGGGCCGCCAGGCGTGGCTCGGGGCTGGTGCCCTGGGCCAGTTCGACGGTCTGGTGGCTGTCCGGGTCGGTCACGTAGACCGTGCTGCTCAGTTGGGCGGCCATGGGTCACCACACCGTCGCAGCGATGTGGATGTCCGGCGTGTACAGGACCGGCAGGGCGGCCGCGGAGCACTTCGTGTACACCTGCGGCGGGTCGTCCTGGAAGCCGCGGGTGACGATGATGCCGGGGGCCTCTTCCCGCTCGATGGCGGGGTTACTGCCCTGGGAGAGGATGAGGCCGTCGGCGGTGAGGCCGTACTGGGTCTCGCCCCACTGGCTGGCGTTGGGCGGCAGGAGGAAGAACATGTTCTCCGGCAGCGCGCGGACGTCGGTCCCGTTGTCCAGCTCGATCTTGACGTCGTACTTCTCGATCGGCGGGAGGCCGTAGCGGGCGCGGACGACGTTGACCTCGTTGGGGGCCAGGACCGCGGTGGGGATGGTGTTCGCGGAGTTCACCGAGCCGTAGTAGGCGGCCCGGTAGGAGTCGTTGGCCATCATCTGCGCCCACCCCTTGTAGGAGGTGAGGGCGCGGGCCGGCTCCGGGGCTCCGGAGGACCGCAGGACCTCCATCCACCGCATCTCGTCTCCGAGGATGTCGGCGGTGGGGTTGGTCCACGCGGTGGGTGCGGTCGGCATGTTCGCCGCGGGCACCTTGTAGTCGGCCTCCAGCGTCAGACCGTTCTCGCCGACCAGGCTGAACTTTCCGTCGACCAGGAGGTCACCGACGGCCAGCTCGAGGCGCTTCTTGACGGACAGGACGTGCGCGGCGGCGTCTTCGTAGACGGCCCTGACGAGGTCGCGCGAGTCCATGCCGCGGTCGAGGCTCTCGAGGATGGTCTCGAACTCGCCGACGATGTACTTCTGACCGAGGGGCAGGAGCTTGCCGGAGGTCGCGAACTGCGTGATCTCACGCGTGGCGACCTTCGTCTGGGCGTCCCACGCGCGGTAGGACGCGGCGGCGACGCGCCGGCGGGTGCCGCGGGTCTCCCAGCGGACGGAGTCGATGGTGCGTTCGGGCATGACCGAGAGGGTCAGCGCGTAGTCGGCCGGGGTCTGGATCTCCCGGACGAACGCGTGGATTTCGGTCGGGCTGATGTCGCGGAGCAGGAGCTCCAGCATGTCGTTCGGCATGTCGGGATCTCCTGATCAGACCTTGTAGATGAACTGGGTGTTGGATCCGGCGGGGACATCGGCCGGGTCGAAGGCGACGGGCAACTTCGACGCGTCGATCTGTCCGTGGACCATGAGCGGCGCTGCGCACTTGGTGGATCCGGCGTGGAAGGCGACCTCGGTGAAGAGGAACCCGCGGAACGTCTGGGTGCCGTCCGAGGCGGTCGCGGTTCCGCCGGCCGTGGTGGTGGCCATGGTGACGCCGGGGGTGCTGCCGCCGGTGAGGGACGCGGTCGCGGTAAGGGAGGCGACATTGTCGCCCAGGAACTGGCCGCCGAACGTGAGCGTGTAGGGGCCGCCGGCGTTGCCGGTGACGACGACGTCGCCCGGGTTGATGTTGGAGAGGTTCTCCAGGGCGGTCTGGACGACGGCTGCGGTCGCGTTGTAGGCGATGGCCGCGGTGGTCTGCCCGGAGTAGGTGAGCGTGAAGGTGCCGCCGGTGGGACCGCCGGTCACGGTCGCGGTCTGGACCTCGTTGGTGACCGCCGCGTACGGCTCGTACAGGCCCGTTGTGGCGTTCTTGCCCAGGGGAATGCCGGACTTGAGCTTGCGGTCCGGCTGGTATGCGGACGCCTCGGTCCAGTGCAGGTTCTGGTCGAACTGCGTGAGGTCGAGGGTGACGCTGACGTTGGCTTCGATCCCGAGCATGCTCATCAGCCACGGCCGGCCGACGGCGAGCGTCTCGGTGCTGCTGTACGGCTGGATGTCCACGCCGTAGCCCCTTTCGCGAAAGTACGCGGTGTGTGGTGAGGGCGCCTGTTGTGGCGCCGTCCACGGGGCAGGGCGTGGTCCCTATGAGGTGGTGCTGGTCTGGTGGGTCAGCCGGTGCGCAGACCCATGTCTTCGGCTCTCTTGCGGGCTGCTTCCCGCAGGGCGTCCTTACCGGCGACGGGCTGACGGGGCGCGTTGCCTCCAGCCGGGGCACCGGCCGGGGCGGGCGGCAGGGTCTGCGGTGCGGCGGACGCGCCGAACAGTTCGCCGCGGCGTTCCTTCAGCTTGTTCGCGGCTTCGGTGACGGCCGCGTCGTCGGCATCGTCGGCGACCCGCAGGAGGGCGGCCGCGTCGTCGAGGTCGTCGCCGGTGGCGCCGAGACGGACGAGAGCGGAGCGGACCTTGCTGTCGCGGTCACGGCGGGCGGCGTCGGTCTCGCGCTGCTTGGCGGCTTCCTCGCGGGCCTGGATCTGCTGCTCGCGGGTGGCGAGTTCGTCGGCGCGGCGCTGCTCTTCGGTCATCTGTGCCTGCCGGGCGGCCTGGGCGTCCTTGATGAGCTGCCCGAACGTCGCGGGGTCGAAGGTGGCCGGGTCGAAGGGGACCCCGGCGGCTTCGGCCATCTCGCGGAAGGCGGCGTTGCGGGACTTCTCGTACTGCTTGGTCATGATCTGGGAGAACCGGCCCTGGGTCATGGGCTGGCCGGTGTACTTGTCGGTCATGACTTGGCGGTCGTCGTTGGTGACACGCTGGTCGGGCGGGAGGACCGGGGTGGGAGGAGCCGCCGGGGGCGTGGCGGGCTGCTGGCCAGTTCGGGTCGCGAGGTCGGCCGGTGACGGGGCGGCACCGCCGGGCCCGCCGTCGTTGTAGAACACGGCGTGGGCGAGGAGCCCGGTATAGGGGTGGGCCCATGCCGTGGCGGTGGGGCCGAGGTGGTGCTGCGCGGGGCGACGCATCTGTCCTAGTCCTCCCAGACTGTGTCGTGCTGTTGTTCCAGGCCCCGCGCCTAGATCCAAGTTGAGCACAGGAATCACGGAGTGTTCCCCCCGCTCCCCTGCTGCCCCTGTCCGACCGGGTTCTGGTCGGTGCCGTCGCCGGGTGCGGTGGGCAGAACGGGGGTGGGCGGGTCCGGCTGCTCGGGCGGTTGACGGCCGAGGAAGTCGGCGGTCTCCTCGACGTTGCCGAGGGCGTCGGTGAGCATGCGGGCGTCTTCGAAGGACCGGGCCTGGATCTGTTCGATCTCCTGCTGTGCGTCGTCGATGGGGAAGCCCGCGTCAGTGAGCATCCGCAGCGCGGTCTCCAGGCTGATGACCTTCGCCTTGTAGGCCGTGGTGACCTGTTCGAGGACGGCGGACTGGTCAGTGGGCGTGTACGGGCCGCGGATCAGCTTCGCGGGCAGCGGGGTAACGCCCTTCCAGTCGGGGTGCTGGCCGGCCAGGCTCAAGCGTTGGACGAACCGCAGGATGAGGGAGTCCTTGTGACCGCGGGCCAGCCGCATTCCGCCGATGAGGGAGTCCAGGGGACCCAGGGACAGTTCGAGGGCGTAACCGGAGGGCACTTTCGAGGGGTCCATGGTGCCGAGAGACACGGCGGGCAGACGGACGACGTTCGCGGCCCGGTCGGCGAGGTCATGCCGGTGCTCGCGTAGTTCCCTTAGGGCGGGGCTGGTGTCGATGGCGCCCATCCGGCCGCTTTCGGGGACGTCGAAGACGGCGCCCGGGCCGACGCTGTAGTTCGCGCGGCCCCCGTTGGCTCCCGCGATCCACACCATGGGCAGACCCGTCGTCGCGGAGGCGCGGGAGGCGTCGGTGTCGGAGGACTGGAGTTCGTCGAAAACCTGCAGTGCCTTCGCGAGGGACGACTGCCCCCAGTGCTCTTCGGCCGGGGGGACGGTGTTCGGGATGTGTACCACCGGCACGAAGTCGATCATCAGGTCGAGGTGGTCGAGGACCTCGCCGTCGGCTCCCGTCGCGAACGTCGCCTTCTCCAGCGGCAGGCTGTCGACGTCCGTGTTGCCCTTGATGTCGCCCAGGTCCCAGGTGGCGTCGGTGAGGTAGCACGTCTTGTAGGAGGGGCGGCCGGGGTCGTTCCACGGGTACTGGCGGGTGATCGCCCCGTTAACGTCGATCCGGTCGCCGCGGGACAGGAGCGGGGTGGCGGGCTGGTCTTCCGTCGGGTCGGACAGGACCGGGGCGCGCACGGACCTGCTGTCCCGGTCTACGCCGGACGCGGTCAGGGGGCGGATCCAGTCCAGGTGGTAGGTGATGCGGCGCAGGCGCTTCTTAAGGCCGCGTTTCTCGTCCTCGGGGAGTTCCCACGCGAAGTGGACCCGGTCGGGGAAGTCGGCGTTGTCTCCGTCCTCAGGGAGGATCGGGAAGTAGAAGCCGGGGTCGTACGTCTTGAGGCGGACGCGTTGCTTGTCCGGGTCCCAGGCGAGGAGATACACGCTGTCGCCGAGGCTGACGGCCTTGCGTTCGGCCTGCAGCATCCGCATGGGCAGAAGTTCCTTCTCCGCCCACTGCCTC